GTATCAGGGCGGCACCGCGTGGACCGCAGGCAATACGTCAGGCATTGATGCTTACGTATACACCATCATTAAGACCGCGAACGCGACGTTCACGGTTCTTGCCAGCCAGACGCAGTTTAAGTAAGGGGCGACGATGCCTATCATTGGAGCGAGGGGTTCCCTTTCCTCAGGCGGGTTCGGCGAGTTTCGGCGCGCGGCTGGGTTTCCTACGTATTGGGTCGTCACCCGTGGCACTCCCGGCGGACAAAATAACACAAAGGTCAATAAGAGCAGCTCAATTTCTACGCTTGCTGCGGACTCCAATACGGGGGCTACGACTATTTCTTCTTATAGTTTCTCTACCACTAGAAGGTTCGGTACTATACTTGCAACTGGAAATGTTATATTTACAGACGTGTCTTTGTCTACAAATGGCGGTGCTAGTTTTAGTGATATATTTAATGTTAATGTTATCCAGTCTACGCCTTTCAGCTCCGGGCAGAATGGATCATTTGCATATAATCCGACAGCTAAGAGAATAAGTGTTGCCTTCACATTTCCTGATAAAAGCGGGAATTTCTGGGGAGCAACAACGTACAACACAGAGACAGGTGATTATGTAAATTCTTCTTCCGGTCCATTTTCTTTTGGATCAAATATTGTTGTAAATCAGATTGTATACGTACCTAACATTAGTTCGGTTATTATGCTTGGGGCTAGTGCCAGCAGCAGCACTACGGCCTCCTATCAGCTTTTCATTCCCCCCTCTCAAAGTGCAGGAAACAATGGGAGTACGTCCCAGTTCGGGGTAACTTTTATAAAAGCCGGAATTTCTGCCTCTGGAAATCTCATTGGATTTACGCCCTTTGAGATGCGAGAGTTTACTAGCACAACTCCGGGAGACTTTAGTACGTATATATATTGGGGGATCGTGACAGGAACGCAAGGCATAAGTAACGCTTATAGGTATCTTGGATTTAAATATTTACCGGTGAATAATCAGTATGCCATGCTGGGGTGGGCAACATCCAGCCCGACGCAACTTTATTTTTACAAGTCTTCATTGGGTTCTCCGGCTTCATTTACGGGAACCGCTATAACTTTGACGCTTGAACAGTCTGTAAATACTATCTTTACGGGAAGTATCTTTGAAGATACAAATGGTTACATTTACCTTAGTATCTTTGTTCAGTATGCTTCTACTGCGGAAACTAACTCATTTACGTTTTTAAGCATAAATGGTGGCGCGTCATTTTCTATGACAAATACCACCGTATCAACTCAAGGCCCTGCGGTCATCACACGAAATCTGCTCTGAGGTACGCCATGGTTAACCGTTACATCAGAAGGCTGGCGACGGGAGAATGGGACAACCCCGTCATTGACGAAAACCTCGACGCCATGACGCCTGAAGACGTTCTTGCGTGTGGGTATTATCCTTTTGAACCTGTTAACGGGCCAAATCCAGACATAGATTATAACGCTACATATGAATACGTTCTCTTTGATAATGTTGTACGTATGGTATGGACGTTAGAGCGCAAGACTGGCCCAGAGTTGCAGAGAGCTATGCGAGACAAGTGGGCACAGGTTCGCGCTGAACGGAACCAGCTTCTTTCTGGCTGCGACTTCACTCGCTTAGACGACGCCCCCGTGACACCTGAGAAGCGCGCAGAGTGGGCCACGTACCGTCAGGCGCTTCGTGACATCACGCTCCAGCCGGACCCCTTTGCTATCGTATGGCCGACTGACCCCAACCACCGCACCAACAATATCGAGGTTGCCCGTGTCTGACGTCCAAGCCAAAGCCCCTCGCCGAATGGACGGCGACGTCAAGATCGTGGACAACGTGTTCGTGAAGATGATCCCGCTCACGAGCAAGGGCGATACCACGTACGGCCACGCCCACACATACGATCACATTACCCTGCTGTCCGTTGGCCGTGTTCTGATGAAGCACGACAACGGGCAGAGAGAGTTCACGGCCCCCTGCCTGATCGTGACGCCCAAGGGCATCGCGCACGAGTTTGTCAGCTTGGAGGACTTCAGTCTCTTGTGCTGTATTCATGCGCTGCGGGATGAGGCGGGCGAGGTCATCGCCCCCGAAACCGACCCGTCTGTGGCGGCGAACTACACCCGGTATCTGACGATACAGGAAAAATGAGATGGAGCTTTGCGACTTCTCCGGCCTCAATTGCCCACTTCCGGTGATTTACGCTCACCGGAAGCTGGCGCGCCTGAGCCCTGGAGACAGGATCGCGGTTAAGTCAACCGACCCTCTGGCTCAATACGACTTCCCGGATTACTGCCAAAGCAGCGGCAACGTTCTTGAGCGCGCGGAGGAAGTTGAGGACGCTTGGGTTTTTGTTATCCTAAAACCTCCACATTGTGCGGCCAGCCTCCAATTGATAGGGTGAGACATGATTAACTTCCCAAGCAGCCCCACAATTGGGCTGCGCCTGTCCCGTACCCGTTCGATGGACAAATCTACAGTTGGAACGAAGCCGCAGGCACATGGACATTGATTGCCGCCCTGTAATATACTTGGCCCTACTGACTAGAGAGGGCCAGTATGGAAAACGGGCATCGCGAGCGCGATAAGCTAAAAATCTGCGTCTACGCTATCAGCAAGAACGAAGAACAGTTCGTTATGCGTTTTTGCGCCTCGGCCCAAGATGCCGACCTGATCTTGATCGCGGACACTGGCAGCACGGACAAAACGGCTGAGGTAGCCCGCGACTGCGGCGCAACCGTCCACGACATCCGCATTTCGCCATGGCGGTTTGACCACGCCCGCAATGCCGCGCTGGCGCTGATCCCGCCCGACATTGACGTCTGCATCAGCCTAGACCTAGACGAGCTTCTGGAGCCCGGCTGGCGCGAGCGCATTGAGGCGGTCTGGGAAAAGGGCAAGACGACGCGCCTGCGGTACTACTTCGACTGGGGCTGCGACATTCGTTTTATGTACGACAAAATCCATGCGCGGTTTGGGTACCACTGGCATCATCCCTGCCACGAATACCCCCGTGCGGACGGCCGCATAGAAGAAGTGTACGCTTGGGCGGGTGAAGAGCTGCTGGTCAGTCACCATCCCGACCCGACGAAAAGTCGCGGTCAGTATCTGGACCTGTTGGCGCTGTCCGTCAAAGAAGACCCGCACTGCCCCCGTAATGCCTTTTACTACGCGCGCGAACTGACCTTTTATTCGCAGTGGGACAACGCCATTGGCGAACTAAAGAGGTATTTGGCGCTGCCAGGAGCGACTTGGGCGAACGAGCGTTGCTACGCAATGCGCCTTTTGGGCAAGTGTTACTCTGAGAAGGGCGACTTAGCCACGGCGGAAAAGTGGTTTTTTGAAGCGTCGGCGGAAGCGCCGCAAACCCGTGAGCCTTGGTGCGAACTGGCCATGCTCCTATATCGCCAAAGTCGGTGGGAAGAGTGCTTCGCCATGTCCATGCGGGCGCTCAAGATTAAGGACAGGCAGCTTGTTTATACCTGTGACCCTGCGGTTTGGGGCCATTGGGCGCATGATCTGGCGAGTATCTCTGCTTGGCATTTGGGCTTGCGGGATATTGCGCTGGAGCAGGCGCGTCTTGCCGTCGAAAAGTCGCCTGATGACGCACGGCTGAAGGCCAATTTGGACATGATCCGCGACGAAATGCCAAAAACAAAACCTGAGATTTGAATTTCTGCATAATTTTGGGTTACAACCTGTCTGAGAAAGACGTTTTTCTTGGATGAGGCCCTTATGGACCCGCAATCGCTCATCAATGTCGCTGGCGGCATAATCTTGACCGGGATTGGCTGGTGGGCCAGGGTCATTTGGGAGTCCCTGCAAAAGCTAAAAGAAGACCTCCACGAGTTGGAGGTCGATTTGCCCAAGACCTACGTCAACAAAAATGAACTCGATAAGCGTATGCAGCACATCGAGGATATGTTCCAGCGGATATACGACAAGCTGGAAGGTAAAGCCGACAAGAACCACCGACCATGAGGCTGCCATGCTTAAGCACGGGAAAACTCCAGTCACTACGGTTTTTGTGCATTGCTCTGCGACCCGGCCAGAGTGGCTAGCGGGCTCTCCGCTGTCCGAAAAGATCAAAGAGTTTACCCGGTGGCACCGCGCTAAGGGCTGGGGGACCATCGGATACCATCACGTTATTGACCGCGACGGGACTGTCGGCAAAGGCCGCGACGAAAGTTTCCCCGGAGCGCACGTCGCCGGCCACAACACGGGCTCCATTGGCATTTGTCTTGTTGGCGGCCACGGCTCCAACGAAAATGACGACTTCCTTGACCACTACACGCCGGCGCAGGAAGCTGCTCTGCGCGCCTTGGTTGAGGACATTAAGACCCGCGCCGCCATTACAAAGGTTCGTGGGCACAATGAGGTGGCGGCGA